ACAACTCCTGCTCAAGCTTTTGACAATCAAAATAGAACGTCAATCTCAGTTGCTCTATCTCAACTTGTTACCTACTCTACATGGATTACCTCACTTCCGCATTTAACCGAATCACTCATTGGTTCACCAAACCCACCAATTTAGAATACATTGGAGACTACTCTACACCTCCTAGTATCATCCGCGTCAATGAAGTTGCTATTGCTAACCACAAGAAAACACTTCGCTACGCCTTTGAACAGTATCTGTACGATCACGAATACCGTATGATCGTTGATGAATATCGTCGCTCAGACATAGACCAAGAGTCTATCCTCGCCGACTTTTTCTCTGGTGATATTGAACCCTTTGATATACCTTTCGACGAACACGTCGAACATGGACTACGCTGTATGGCCAACGCCTTCAGACCTCCTAGACCTTGCCGCCCTGCTCACATCCTAGATGTCAAGCACGGATACCCTTACAAATGGAACGTCAACGCAGAACCACCCTTCTCAACTGACCCTTACTTCCTTTCTCAACGTAAGACCTTTGGCGAGTTCATTCAAATGCACGAATATGAACACATCGATAAAGCTGACTTCTTTCGAAGACATCCCAACACCGAATCACACGACTTCCTCACTACAGTGGTCCCTCCAAAATTTGGATACCTCAAGTCGATGGTTTTCTCCTGGACCCGAAGATGGCACCACGTCATTAAAACCGGATTCCAAGACTTAACTGGACTCGAAAACTCTGGATATCTCTACAATCGTTTTATCTTTCCCATGCTCCTACACACCAAAACTGCTATTGTCAAAAAGAACGATCCTAACAAGATGCGCACCATCTGGGGCGCCCCTAAACCTTGGATCATCGCTGAGACAATGCTATATTGGGAATACATAGCCTGGATCAAACTCAACTCCGGTAAGACACCGATGCTTTGGGGATTTGAAACCTTCACAGGTGGATGGTTTCGTTTGAACAACATTTTGTTCTGCGGACTCATCAAACAATCCTTCTTAACATTAGACTGGTCTCGCTTCGACAAGCGTGCCTATTTCAGTCTTCTCCGACGGATCCTTTACACAGCTAGAACCTTCCTCACTTTCGACGAAGGCTATGTCCCAACACATGCAGCACCGACCCACCCCAAGTGGAACCACCAAAAAGCACTCAACCTTGAGCGCCTTTGGCTCTGGACACTCGAGAACCTCTTTGAGGCACCCATCATCCTACCTGATGGCCGAATGTACAGACGGCACTTCGCCGGAATTCCTTCAGGTCTATTTATCACACAACTATTAGACTCTTGGTACAATTACACGATGCTAGCCACACTCCTAAGCGCACTGGGCTTCGACCCTAAATATTGTATTATTAAAGTGCAAGGCGACGACTCAATTATCAAATTGACGACCTTAATTCCACGTGACCAACACGAGAACTTCATGGTCCAACTCACCGCCCTCGCAACCACGTACTTTAATGCCACCATCAATGTCAAGAAGTCGGAAATCAGAAACACGCTCAACGGATGTGAAGTCTTATCATACAAGAACCACAACGGTTTCCCCCACCGTGACGAGATCACTATGCTTGCTCAATTCTACCACACCAAAGCACGTGACCCAACGCCTGAAATTACCATGGCTCAAGCAATAGGCTTTGCCTATGCCAGCTGCGGCAACAACAAACGCGTACTGTGGATTCTTAGAGACATTTACAACTTTTACAAGATGCGTGACGTCACCCCTAATCGTGCAGGTTTAACCCTCACTTTCGGAGACTCACCAGACGTTTTCATGCCTGAAATCCCTCTTGATCATTTTCCTACAATAACTGAAATTCGGAGATACCTAACATGCTCTGAATATCGCAACGAAGCACAAGACGCTAGAACTTGGCCGAGATCACTATTCATTAGTGGTCCTGCCGAATAAAGCCGATCGCTTTGATTGTTTAAAATTAAAAAAAA